ACTGTGCTGAGATGGCCGATCAAAAAGCGCCGAGAGCATCTGGAGCAGGTTGAGAAGGCCAGAGGGATGCCAGCAAGGCGGGAACTAGAGGAGGAGATGAAGCGATGTTTCGCAGCAAAGCGTGGCTCAAAGCGGTAGCAAGTCTCGACTGCCAGCGATGCGGTCTGGATGGTCAGACACAAGCTGCTCATGCGAACTGGGGTGCATACGGTAAGGGGATGGGGATGAAAGCACACGATTGCTTTACCGCGGCACTCTGTCAGCACTGCCACTTTGCTATCGACCAGGGGTCGAAGATGACAGGAGAGGAGCGGCGGGAGGCATGGGAGGATGCGTTCCGCAAGACGTTGGTTGCGCTGTGCGAGGCTGGCAGGATTCGCGTGTAAGGTTGGCGTAAGGTTGCAAGCGCAGCATTGCAATTGTATGATCGGTTCTGCGCTGTGAGAGGCGCATAGCAGGTCAGCAAGACAGTCTTTATCGGGCTGGTCTATCTGACCGTTTCTAACCCGTCCTGGGTGTGACCTGCCGGAATTTCCACCGGATAGGCCAGCACCGATGGAGATTGCTTTGCATTACTACCATCACCACATCGGTGATTTCATCAAGGCTACGGCACGACTGACAGACGCTCAGTCGATGGCGTACCTTCGTCTGATCTGGATGTATTACGACCGGGAGCGACCGCTTCCAGACGACATCGAGGCACTGGCTTTTCAGCTAGGAATAGACGAAAAGACCGTCCAACTGATCTTGGTTTCGTACTTCAGACTTGAAGACGGATGCTGGCATCACACGCGCTGTGACGCTGAAATCAAAGAATACAAGCAACTTATCCACAAGCGTAGCAAGGCTGGCAAAGCATCTGCTGAACACAGGGCTAACACTAGTTCAACACCTGTTGAGCAAGTGTCAGACACCCAGCCAACAGATGTTCAACTAACCAATAACCAAGAACCAATAACCAATAACCATATAAAAGAAAAGAGGTCGCGCGGATCGCGCTTTGATCTTCAGGAGATGCCGGACAGTTGGATTGACTTCTGCAAGCAGGAGCGTCCAGACCTCGAGCCGCGCAAGACGTTCGATGCGTTCCGCGACTACTGGATCGCACAGCCTGGGAGCAAGGGCGTCAAGGCCGACTGGACAGCAACGTGGCGGAACTGGATTCGCAACACTAGGGTTTCCCCTAATTCCCAACCTGCCAAGCAAGATCGCAAAATGGACTTATTGATGGGCCGACGCCAACCAGACGTTGTGACCGTTATCGATGCTGACTATCAGGAGCGGCTAAATGCACTTAGCGGACCGAGTTTTTGAGAGGTTTGTCGCTCTATACGGAGCGCAGAAGTTCAAGGTCATGTTTGAGCATGACGACAACGCAATCATGCCAGCCAAGGAAGCCTGGAATAACTTCCTGCAATCCTGCAAGCCAGATGTTTTGCGAAAGGTTATGGACGCTCTACCGCATCAGAAACGCGAATGGCCCCCCAACCTGTCCGAGTTTATCGGGATGTGCAAGGACTTTGACCGAGTAGAGCACAGAACCTATGACGCGCTGCCAGCCCCGAAAGTACAGACAGATGTTGGTCGGGCTGCACTGGCAGAGATGAAAGCAAGACTACGGGTTTCCCCCAATACCAAACTATGACAGACGAGCAGAAAATAGTGGATGCGCTGATAGCAGACTGCAAGGGAATTGTGGAGTACCACCTTGCTGGCTATCGGTTCAAGTGGAACGGGAAACAGGTGATCCGCAGGACGATGGCAGCGAGGTTGGAGAGGCTTACGTTTGCTGGGTTCGGGGATCGGTTCCCGGTAATCATCAACGACAACCGGAAAACAAAATGAGTCTGTGTCCTGTATGCGGATCGTGGCAGAGCAAGGTAAAGGAGAGCCGCCGAGACACTCGATACGGATGGAAGTGGCGACTACGCGACTGTTCTAACTGCGAGCACAGGTGGTCAACGTACGAGGTGCCAGCGGAGGGAATGAGCGTGGATGGAGATGGAAACCCAGATGGGAGGTTGGAGCGATGAACCGAGACGACATCATCCGCATGGCGCTGGAAGTGTTGGAGCAAATCAACCAACTCAGCATTGGCGAGAACGCTATCGCTCTGCCGGGTGAGATTGACGCAGCTATGGACAGCCTCCGCGCTGCCATCGAGCAGGCTGAGAAGCGCCAATGGGTCGAACTGACGGACGACGAAGCACGTGCTCTAGTCAATCGCGCTACTTTCGGCGATAGAACCAACTGGCAGGCGCTGGTTTACATGGTCGATGCAAAGCTAAAAGAGAAGAACGCATGACATACGGGCCAGCTGTTGTTAAAACTTGCGAGCATTGCAAGATAGAGTACGCATGTCCTAACCATAGGAAAAACAAATCTCGCTTCTGTTCTATTACATGCCGCAACAAATCTGGATTGCTACCTCGCACACAGTACACATGCCGAAACTGCAATGACACATTTTTGGCGCGTCCCGATCACGGTGCGGATAGAAGGTTCTGTAGTCGGAAATGTTTTTTAGGGAACTGTGTACAACCAACAGATAAAGCGTGTTTGTATTGTGGTTCTATGTTTATAGCGAAACGATCATCAACAGCAACGTGGGGGGATGGACGAAGATTGTACTGCTCGAAGCAGTGCTTTGTAGCCGGATCGCGATCATTTGAAGAAAAACCATGCGCTGTTTGCGGCGTGATGTTTTATCCAATCAGTAGAGAAAGACAAGAAAACCAGTACACATGCTCTGTTAAATGTAAGAATGTGTTTTTCTCAGGAGTGAACGCCCATGGGTTCCGTGGCGGCGAGCATGTGCAAAAGCACGCTAATCATAAGTTTGTGTTGGTTGGAAAACGCCAAGGCTATGTAGGCAAATACATGGCTGAGCACCGGATAATTATTTCAAAATACTTAGGGAGAATGATAAAGCGCACCGAGGTTGTCATTCATATCAACAACCAAGGGCTAGATAACAGGTTATCAAATTTGTACTTGTGTGAATCCATGAGCGAATTTGGAAGGCGAAGGCACGGAAGCCTGCCATGGCCGACAGAAAGCAATTTGAAAACTTATAAGGAGACAAATGCGTAAAGACCCGATCACTGTCGATCAGATTGCAGGACGGATGATAGAACTCGTCCAGCAGCGCAACAGTCTGTCGAGAGATGACCTGGAGTATGTCGTTGAGACAATCGCAAAGCTGAAGGACGAGCGTCTCAAGTCTTGTATTGCAGAACTGATCGGGTGGGGTGACGATGAACGTGCTGAAGTTGAAACTTTCGTTGCAATCGCAATCGAGGTCATGAAGCGAACGAACGTATCAAAACTGAGAGAGTGTGCAAGGATCGTCGAACTGAGGTACTTGAGCCATGACTTGCCAAAATGATTTCAGACTTGTCGATCAATCAATCACTGAGCATTCTGTTGTCGAACTTTATGTTTGTTTCCACTGCGGGGCTGAACGGTTCCGCGCACTATCAGGGAGGTTCTGTGGAGTCGAGGCTACACAATTGGGCAGCATGGAAGCGGAAAGAGCCGCTAGCAGATCAGACAGACGCGAAGATCGTTGATGCTGTCGTCCAGAAACTAGGGCCAGATGACAGGGCAGCCATCAACGCTGTCTATGTCTCCCACCCCTACCAGTCGATCTACTACGTCTCTGCTGAAATCTCTACCCCGCCAAGCTGGATCAACCGAGCAATCGAAAAGGCCAAACGTGGACTCACAACCTGAAGCCCGACTATTAGCCGCTGTCGTATCTCTGGCCATCCGAGACATGACGCACCGTCCTGTCATGGAGGGCAAGCGTCCGATTATGACTGTCGAGGCCAGGACAGCGTGTCGATTCCTGTTTTCAGACGCTTCTGACGGATACCTTGATTGGCTAGATTACGATCCACCAGTGTTCCGCGATCAACTTTTAAGGATAATGAACAACACATCACACGAAAAGCTGGCAGGACTCGAACCAATGGATCGCAGGGTCATGCGTCAAAACTATCAACTCTGGAGTTCAAACTATGCAGGACTGGATCACGAATTACCTGACGATGAAGATGAACTTGTCGAAATTGCACGACCTGCTGCTAAAAAAAGACATCGACCGCGCAATAAATCTCGCGCTGGAAATCTCAGCCGACGCCAGAATCTGCGCTAGACAGATCGAATTGCAACGGGATAAACTGTGAGCGTCTCCTCCTTTTCCCCCTATTGCAGGGGGATTTTTTTGTGATCCCCAAGATCCTGCACTTCGTCTGGGTGGGCGACGAAACCAAAGCCCCGCTCCAAACCATCCAGCGGTGGAAGAACCTCAACCCCGACTTTGAGGTCAACCTCTGGGGCAACGCCGACCTGTCCGCAGGCTGGCGACTTGCCAAGCACATGAAGCACTTCTGGAAAACAGAGCTTTGTGGCGTCGCGGACTGCATGAGGTGGGAGATCCTATACGAACACGGCGGGATCGCGTTAGACGCCGATTCAGAGCCTTTCAGGGCCATTCCTGACTGGATGCTAGAGCCGGATGTCTGGTGTTCGTGGGAGTCGGAGCTTCTCAGGCCAGGATTGCTGTCTAACGGTGCGGTAGGGGCGATCCCTAACCATCCGTTTATCGGGCAGATTGTCGATGATCTGTTGAACGACGATCCTGGCGACCTGATGGCATGGCAGTTCTCAGGCCCGACAAGGTTGACGAGTACCTGGGTGAACCACGAATACCGTGACCTCACGATCTGGCCTAGCCATTTCTTTCTGCCGGATCATTTCGCAGGGCTTCCGTATTCCGGCGAGATGGTGTTTGCTCGGCAGGATTGGAAATCGACGCGAGGTAAATGGTGATTCTGTTTCTTGTCACTTCTGCTATTAACGGCGATCCTCAGCGGTTGCACGAAACGCAACAAACTATTGAGAGTATTCACCGAGCGTGTCCGATTGCTTCAATCTGGGTGCTGGAATCAAGTTTTGAGCATCAGAATGTCGTGTTTCCTCGAGCGACTGTTAAGCATTACAACTCTCGGTTTATTCAGGGAGTCAAAAAAACAGGACGAGACGTTGCGTATATCAAAAACGCTATCGAGTTGCACACAACGATAGACATTCTCTCAACCATTCCCAACCGATACAGTCACATCTTCAAGATTTCAGGTCGATACGTATTGACCGATCAGTTCAACTTGCAGGCTCACGTTGCGAACAAAGCTACGTTCGCACAGGCAAGGCAGACAGGCTACCCGTTGGATTATGTCGGGACTGATGGGATGCTGATGACCCGGCTCTATTCGTTCGACTACAACCTGATCCCGCAGATGTTGGAGACGCTGAAACAGATAGAGAAGTTCTTCCACGAGCAGTGGGACAGTGGAAAGGTGTTCGACATGGAGCATGGCTTCTACAAGTTTTTGTCTCGTGACATTCTCAACGAAGTCGGTACAATAGGGGTACGAGGCCGAATCGGGCATCTAACTTCTATCGTCGAGGACTGATATGCCGATCACTAGCAAGGCTCAACAGCGACTCATGTACGCAGCCGCTGGCAGCAAGAAGGTGGCGAAAGACACTGGTGTTCCGATGTCGGTGGCAAAAGAAATGATTGCCAAGACGCCGAAGAAAGCCTACAAGAAGATGCCAGCCAAGAAATGAAGAAGTCCACTGTCAACGCTGCTGGTAACTACACGAAGCCGGGGATGCGTAAAGCCTTGTTCAACAAGATCAAGGCTGCTGCTACGCAAGGCACAGCGGCAGGGCAGTGGTCGGCTCGGAAGGCGCAGTTGTTGGCGAAGGAATACAAAGCCAAGGGTGGTGGTTACAAGTGAAAGCCTCGCAGCGTTCGCTGAAAGACTGGACAGCGCAGAAGTGGCGCACAAAGTCTGGGAAACCGTCATCTGAAACGGGTGAGCGGTATCTACCGGAGGCTGCGATTAAATCTTTAACCCCAGCTGAGTACGCAGCGACCACAAGAGCCAAGCGAGCGGGTAAGGCTGCCGGCAAACAGTTTGTGGCGCAACCAAAACGGATCGCTGCAAAAACCGCAAAGTTCAGGTGAGAAAATGAAGTGTCCTATTGTCACTGGTGATGCCGAGCTAAACGACGCCAACAAGCAGAAGGCAGTCGAGAAAGCCGACTACATGGAAGCAGGCGAGGACGCAGAGTACAAGTGCGAGAACTGCGCTGCGTTCGTACAGTCGGATGAGATGCAAGGCTGTCTCGAAAACGGCATTGCTAAGGGCATGGAGGACGAAGCCGAGGACATGGGTTACTGTGCCCAACTTAACTTTGTCTGCTCAGAGGATATGGTCTGCAACAAGTGGCTGGGTGGTCAGGCTAAAGGCAAGGGCGGGATCATCATCAAGATTGCTGGGATGATGGACGAATGAGTGCCGCATGGACTCGCAAGGCTGGCAAGAACCCGAAGGGCGGTCTAAACGAGGCCGGGCGCAAGTCTTACGAGCGAGAAAACCCCGGCAGCGACCTAAAGCCTCCGGTAAAGTCAGGCGACAACCCGCGGAGAGCATCGTTCCTGGCAAGGATGGGCAATATGCCGGGGCCGGAGCGCAAGGACGGTAAGCCAACTCGTTTGTTGCTGTCTCTGCAAGCCTGGGGTGCATCCAGCAAGGCCGATGCTAAGGCAAAGGCAAAAGCGATTAGTGCCAGAAACAAGCGGTGATTATCGACCATCACCCCTTCTGGCATTGCATTGTCGATGACTTTTTTGCTGACGCGATCAACTTAGCGAGAGAGTTCCCAGCTAAGGACGATGACTGTTGGTTTCGCTACGACAACCCGCTCGAGGTCAAGCAGACCTGCAACGACTGGCATCACTTTAAGCCTGAGACATATAAAGGCTTCCAATACCTGCTTAGTCCTCACTTCACGGAGATACTGGAGCGGCTGACCAAGGCAGACCTCATGCCAGATGTCGGGTTACACGGTGGCGGGCTACACCAACACGGCAGGGGAGGAAAGCTAAACGTCCACTTGGACTACAACCTGCACCCGAAACTCCACCTCCAGCGACGGTTAAACCTGATTGTGTACCTGACGCCAGGATGGAAGCCAGAATGGGGAGGCCACTTAGGACTGTACAAAGACCCCGACACACTGGTAAAAGCAGTTGAACCAAAGTTCAATCGGGCTATAATTTTCGATACTCGTGGCAGTTGGCATGGATTACCAGCCCCGCTAACCTGTCCAGCAGATGTCACCCGCAACAGTTTCGCAGTCTATTACCTGTGCGAGCCAGACACTACAGACAGCAGAAGCCGAGCATTGTTCGCTCCAACTGCCGAGCAAAAAGGCAACGCTGATGTTGACCAGCTAATCCGTCAGCGATCAACGTAAAGTCAACCGATGACCCAGACAGGAGTCGGAATGCAAGTAGAGCAAATCAGCATTGAGACGCTGATACCTTACGTCAACAACGCCAGAACCCACTCGGACGCGCAGGTTGCACAGATTGCAGCGTCAATCAAAGAGTTTGGGTTCAACAATCCTGTTCTGATAGCCGACGACAACAGCATCATCGCTGGCCACGGCAGGGTGATGGCTGCTCGTAAGCTAGGCAAGGACACGGTTCCCGCGGTAAGGTTGTCGCATCTGACGGAGATGCAGCGCAAGGCTTACATTCTGGCCGACAACAAGTTGGCGCTGAACGCTGATTGGGACAACAATCTATTGGCGATTGAGCTTGCCGACCTGAAAGATTTGGGATTTGATCTATCGCTGACCGGATTTTTTGAAGATGAAT